GCCCGACCGAGTTCTGCCCTGCCGCGCCTGCCTTGCTCAGCCACGCCCAGCCCCGCCATGCCCGGCCCTGCCCTGCCTGCCACGCCCGGCCGTGCCCTGCCGAAACAGGTCCCGCCAAGCCACGCCTGCCTTGCCATTGCGGGACATGCCGTGCCGAGCCCAGCCGTGCCATGCCTGCCACGCCACGCCTTGACTGGACCCACCAAGACAGTCCTTGCCCCGCCATGCCATGCCTGCCTTGCCCTGACGAGCCGGTCCGGTCCGTGACTGGCCGCGACAAGCCAAGCCCCGCCTGCACTGCCTCGCCACGCCGCGCCCGGACTTGCCGTGCCTTGCCTGCCGCGCCCGTCCTGTCCACGCCTCGACGCGCCGCGCCCGGCCTAGCCATGCCTGCCTTGCCCGGTCGCGCCAAGCCGCGCCGAGCCGCGCCGTTCCGTGCCTGCCTTACCGCGCCACGCCCGGCCGAGCCCCAACCGGCCGAGCCGAGCCCCGCCTAGCCTGCCTTGCCACGCAACAGCCCTGCCTTGCCACGCAGAACAGACCTAGCCATGCCTGCCTTGCCCCGCCCGGTCTGGACAGTCCTGTCCGGGACGTGCCGTGCCTTGCCTGCCTTGCCCGGACTGGCCTCGCCACGCCGCGCCCAGCCGAACCAAGCCTGCCGTGCCGAGCCGGGACCGGCCGTGCCACGCCGGGACCGACCATGCCTCGCCTGCCTTGCCGAGCCGCGACATGCCATGCCGTGCCAATTCACTTGCGATTTGTCTCGTAGCCTTCAGGCAGATGATGTTGCCCATCCGCTTCGCACTTCCAGAACGCATCACCTTTGCTGCGGCTGTCGCCCCAGCGATAGGTTCCGCTACCCACCTTGTGCAGGTAGATAGCGGAACCACAGTGAACGCAGGTGCTCACGATTACGTTCATGCGTGCGGCTGATGCCCTCCCGCCGCCGCATACCGCGCACGACGTTCCGCGATCATTTCACGAGCCTTGCGGATCGCATCGCAGATGTCGGCGTGGATCATCAACCGCCTTTCGTAGCTCAACATATCGCTCTCTGCCTGCCGCAGAGCGAGATCGGTCAGGTGCGCGGAACTTATGATTTCATCAGCACGGTGGTAGCTGTGACCACTGCGGTCGATAAGGCTGATGAATGCCGGTATCCGGCGTTCCTCGCCGCGTGCCTTATCCACGATATTGATGGACCCGATCAGATCGCGCGCCTGCACCTGTCGCCACTTGTCGGCGGCAACAGTATCCTCCCACTCAAAGAACCGATGCAGGTAGTTCGACGGCTTGCCCTTGACGGCTTCAAGCACAGTCTTTGACGTGCATCGGCCCTTGGCCTGCTCTTTGATCTTGCTGAGCGCTTCACCGATCTTTTGCGCGCTCGCCTTGTCAGCACCCCGCAGGGTGTTGGGCCGGTCTCGGAATTCGTACTTGATCATGCCGCCTCCAGTTGACGAGTTGTGTTGGGCACCGGACCGCGACCTTCAGCGAACCGCTCCCATGCTGCCTGCTCTACCGCATCAGCAAGACGGAAACCCCCGAACATGCCGCGCTTCTCGTTACGCCACTCACCGATCCCAACACCAAGACCAGCCTCGATGATCAGGAAGCTGAGCGCTTCCGCTGACAGCACGGTCGGGTTGAATTTGCCGGTCAGGCAGATCGCCCAGTTGGTGAACTGACCACGATAGGCGAGGCTGGATTTCTTGCTCAAGCCAACGCCGACACGGACCATGTCTTCGCGCATTTCCGGCTCCGAGCCGTAGATGCGGACCAGCGGCATGTCGCAGATCGCACCGGCCAGCGCCGGTCGCACGCGCACCATGTCGGCCTCGACCCAGAGCGCCGACATCACGGTGGTCCGGGGCACGCCCTTGTCTTTGTGTGCGGTGGTCAGGATCGCGTTCTTGATGCCGGTGACGGGGAAGCCATAGACCGTCTTGCCCTTGACCTTGCCCATTTCATAGAGAGAATTGACAAAATCCTCCTGCGGGTTGCGTGCTTCCTTGCCGGTCTTGACCGCCTTCACCTGCTTTTGCAGCATTTCGCGCTTGGCCTTCTCGGACCATGCGTGCACGACAAGCGGCGTGGTGCCGAGCAGCCAGACCTTGAAGTGCTGATAGACGACCTTGCCGGACAGAACCGTTGCGAGGTTCAATACCTCGTCGCTTGCAGCAGGCTTCACGGGTGCGGGTTTAGTGGATTTCTTAGCCATAATTCGGGATGCTCCATCTGTTTTGACCACCACAAGCAGTAGCGGCGGACGAAAAGATAGGCTATCCTTTGCTTTCAGGCAAGTGTAACTTACCTTTGCTATAGGAGTGAATATGACCACACAGAAGATCGGCCCCAAGGAAGCAGAGCTTCGCGCCCTGCGCGAGAAGCGGGAGGCACTGGACGGGCAGCTTGACAGGCCCCGGAGCAAGGCCGAGCGGCTAAAGATGCGCAGCATGCACAAGGTGCAGGTGGTGAAGCTGAAAAGCCGGGGACGGGGGCGGTGAATGCAACATGGGCCACTGGTTAAGTCTAGGCGCGCAGGCACTCAGCTTGAAATTTACGAACCTGCGCGGCACCGACTGAAAGTCGCTGCCGCAGAGTTTGGGATCAAGGAAGCTAAGCGGATAAAGGACTGGCCCGCGCTGGAAGCCGCCATCGACGCCAAGATCGAGGAACAGCAGAAGTTCGTCGCGTGGTGGAAGGGGCATGTCACCGATAAAGGCGGGCGGCCATCAAAGAACCGCGCCGGGATCTCGGCGCAGTTTTCGGAGCGCGACGCCGAACGCCAGACAGGCATGAAGCACCAGCGCGTCTCCGACCTAGGCAAGTGGCTGCGGAAGCCGAAGCAGTACCGGGCATATCTGGTCGGGGCTGAGTATCGGGCGGCCTTTCTGGAGGGGGCGGGAAGCCAGCAAAACCAGCAATCACTTTCCAACGAACACTATACACCGGCAGTCTACATCGAGGCAGCGCGCACCGTGCTTGGTGGAATTGATGTGGACCCTGCCTCATGCGACGAGGCGAACACGATAGTGCGCGCCAAGCACTACTTCACAGCGAAGAACAGCGGCCTCAAGGCTGACTGGTGCGGCCGGGTGTGGCTCAACCCGCCGTATGGTGACGAAGCTGGGGCATTTATCGATAGGCTGGACCAGCAACATCGCGCCGGGAATATAACCGCCGCCGTAGTGCTGGTGAATGCGCACTGCACCGACACGAAGTGGTTCCAGTCACTTTGGAATGGTGACGCGCTATGCTTCACCGACCACCGGATAAACTTCTACGGTGATGACACCCGCAGCGGATCGACGCATGGAAGCGTGTTCGTCTACTTCGGGCCTGATCGACCCGGCTTCATCCGAGAGTTTACGCGCTTCGGTGCGATTGTAGGGAAGATCGCGTGACCATCAGAAACAAAGACGCCTACATGCGAGCGCTGTGGGATTGGGGCTTCCTAAATAATCAGTGCTTTGGAGACACCGGGTGCCAAGTGAGCGACATCGATGGTGCCGTCGAGCGCAGGGGGCATGTTATTTTTATAGAAGCAAAGCCGCCCGGCAAAAAGGTTTCGAGGGGACAGATGAAGTTCTTTGCCGCTTTATCGCAGAGCGGCTTCACGGTCCTAATTGTGTGGGGTGAAACGAATAAGCCGCAGGAGGCTCAGATATGGGAGCCACACAAAGAACTCGCAGGCAAGAAGATGCCTGCTACAGAAGCGTCCATAATTGAAATTGTGCGCAGATGGTTTGTATGGGTCAACCAAATCCCAGCCAAGGGTGAATTAGATCGGACTGGCAAATGGCCGATCACGCTTCACTTACAGCCTGAAAAACCAGAGGGCGGTGTATGAACCCACCAAGCGCCCGCTACGTGATCATGGACCGCCTGCTGTTCCGCTACGGCATGGGCCAGATCAACGCCACGCAGTTCGAGGCCGAGATGAAGCAGCACAAGTTCACGCAGGCCGACATCGACAAGTTCTTGGTGGAGTATCGCAAACGTGAGGCAGTGAAGATGGAGCAGCAGCGATGATTTTCTCTGACAGACTATTCCCGAAACGGAATGATGATGGCGCAGCAAAGCGGTGGCGCGGTCCAATGCGAATGCCAGAGCCGCTGATGTGGTATGGCGACGCAAAGACAGTTGAGCCGCCGAACTCAGTTACGTTTCCGATTTGCAGTTTTTGTCGGCATATCATTTGGGATTGGCCGCACTTTGAGGAGCCGGTTGCCGACAACAGTGTCTGCGAGGCGTGCTTCAAAGAGGAAGAGTTGGGCTAAATGAAATTCACCGGCAACGTGCTCGCGCTCGACATCGCGTCGACGATGGGCTGGGCGCTGGGCAAGCCCGGCACGATCCCGACGTTCGGCACCGTCAGCTTCATCAAGCCGGGGCAGCCACGCGCCAAGGCGCACCGGCAGTTTCGCTTGTGGCTCGACCTGTTCATGTCGGCGCACAAGGTGGCGCTGATCGTGTACGAGAGCCCCGCGATCCCGATGATCATGCACGGCCGCACCAACATCGACACTGTCAAGATGCTGATCGGGCTGGCGGAACATCTGGAGGAATGGGCCTATCAGCGGTTCGAGCTACGCGAGGCGACGGTGTCGCAGGTGCGCTGCCACTTCATCGGCCGCAACATGAAAAGCGCGCTGGCCACGCCATTGACCATCGAAAGGTGCCGTTCACTCGGATGGAACGTAAATTGTGATGATGAAGCAGATGCTTGCGCGCTATGGGATTATCAGTGCGGCTTCCTGCGGCCTGATCTTGCTGCCAACACCACCCCGCTGTTCGCACAACGGGTGGGGTGACGTGGACGTATCCACCGCAACATCTGGTGCTGCGAAAATTATGTTGCGTTCGGCATCGAAGCGGACGTAGCTTGGAAATACGAGGGGCGGGTGTCAGCAACAACACCCGCCCCTCAATCCCGAACCTTGATGCAAAAGGTTAGGATTACTTGTCCGAAACATACACTCTCGGCAAGTATATTCAAGCCCCCAAGTTGTCAAGGTCCCGGTCGGTTCGCGGCAGGGCTGTTGGGTGTGGCTCGAAGGTTCCCCCCCATAGAAGCATGCTGTGACCGTGATGCCCTGAGCCATGGGGAACGCAGCCTATTGGGGCTGCCCGTTGTCCACTTTCGGATGGCTGACCTAAGAGGCGCGACGAGTACTCCCGCAGGATCGCATTCCTGCTGCCCGCCAAGGGCTAAGAGCACCCCACAGAGGGTATCTTAGGAGGAAAGTGGAGGTGGTGTGAGCGAAACGCAAAATGGCGAGGACAACATGCCCAAGACGATGGACTGGCGAAAGGCCCGCAAGTTCGCTGCAACCGAGGTGAAGTACGACAACGGCACCGTGCTGGAGAATGGTCCGCAGGCTGGACGGGTGATCTACAAGCCGGTGCGCGACAGCTTGGAGGCACGCGCGAGAGAGGCCGAAAGGCAGTGGCTCAAGCAAGTTGGTAAGCAGGGAAAGAAGCCATGACCGTAGCGTCGTTCTTGTACACCTACTGGTACACGTTCGTCCCGCTGCTGCTGTTGCTGTTGCTGCTGTCGATCACGTCGGTGGCTGACTGATGGACACTGAGCACAGGGAGTTCCTGCTGTCGGCTTTGCGCACGGCATGTTTGCGCTGCAAGGCGATGGAAAGCGATCTCGGCAGCATCGGGATCGCGCTCAAGGCCGACCTGATCAGCCCTGACACCGCGGTGCAGTGGATTGAGGATGCCGGGCTGATGTTCCTCGTGCAGCCGCTGCCAGCGACCGTTGGGCTGCTGGCCAAGCAAGGGGGTGGGCCATGAAGTGGCTGTGCACGACCTGCCGGATACAACCGCCCATCCCCGACAAGCTGCGCTGTCCGGCATGCCATGCGGCTTATGTGCGCGGCCGCCGGGCTGCATCACTGGAAGGCTGGAGGACACGTCGTCGGATGGCGCGTGCGCGTCGTGACAAGTTGGAAACTCGTGATGGAGCAGAGACATGAAGGAGCTACGAGACGACCAGACGCAAGCATTGGAGGATTTACGGCGCAACGTGGCGAACGGCCATAAGCGCATCTGCATGCAGGCCCCGACCGGGTTCGGCAAGACCGTTCTGGCTGGGGCGCTGGTGAACGGTGCCAAGGCCAAGGCGAAGAAAGTGCTGTTCACGGTGCCAGCGGTTGGCCTGATCGACCAGACCGTCGAGATGTTCTACGCGCAGGGCATCGAGGACGTCGGGGTGATCCAGTCGCACCACCACATGACCGATTGGTCGAAGCCCATTCAGATCGCGTCAGTGCAGACGCTGATGAAGCGGCCGATGCCGGAATGCGACGTGGTGCTTGTGGATGAGTGCCACAGGTGGTTCACGATCTACGATCAGTGGCTGTCACAGGATCAGGGCTGGAAGTGTCCGGTGATCGGGTTGTCAGCCACGCCGTGGACGAAGGGGCTGGGCAAATACTATCGCGGGCCATTTGGATTGCCGAGCGATCAGCAGGAGCAGTGCTTGATCGTGGCGTCGACCACAGAGAGCCTGATCGAGCGCGGGCTGTTGTCCAACTTCAAGGTGTTTGCGCCATCGCATCCCGATCTCTCGGGTGTCAGCACCAAAGCGGGCGACTATCACGAAGGCGAGTTGTCAAAGACGATGCAGAATGGTGCGCTGGTGGCGAATGCGGTCGATACATGGCTGCGGCTGGGCGAGTGCAGGCCAACGCTGTGCTATGCGGTCGACCGTGCGCACGCCAAGAGGCTACAGCAGGAATTTGAGGCGGCCGGTGTGCCGTGCGGCTATCAGGATGCCTACACGCCGGATTTGGAGCGCACGCGGCTCAAGATCGACTTTCACAGCGGCAAAGTGCGCGTGGTGGTGAATGTCGGGACGTTGACCACGGGCATCGATTGGGATGTGCGCTGTATCAGCCTATGCCGCCCCACCAAGAGCGACATACTGTTCTCGCAGATCATTGGGCGTGGATTACGTACAGCACCGGGCAAGGATTACTGTCTGATCCTCGATCACAGCGACAATCACCTGCGGCTGGGCTGTGTGACCGATATTGACCAGAGCTACGTCGGCCTGCACGATGGCAAGTCGCCCCCGGAGGCCAATCGCACTGACAACATCCGTTTGCCGAAGGAGTGTCCGAAGTGCGCGTTCCTGCGCTCGCCACGGGCGTCGATCTGTCCAGCATGCGGCTTCAAGGCTGAAATGGTGTCGAGCATCAAGCACGAAGCTGGTGAGTTGCGTGAGTTGCGGCGCAAGCCGAAGCGGCCGAAGGGTGCGTTCGAGGTTGTCGACAAGGCGCTGTTCTTTGCTGAACTGAAAGCCTATGCGCAGGATCACGAGTACAAGGAAGGCTGGGCAGCCAACCAGTATCGTGAGAAGATCGGGGTATGGCCGAGCCCCCTCATCAAGCACATTCCGCCTGCGCTGCATGTTTCGCCTGCAACGGTTGGCTGGATCAAGAGCAGGATGATCGCGTGGGCCAGAGGTGTACGGGATGCGCGGTGATCGCCTGATCAGCATCGACTACAACACGCAGCATCATGCTGTGCTGGTCGTGTACGAGCCCGATGCTGAATACAGCACAAGCGAGATCATCGGCTATGTGGAGGATGTGTCCGAAGGACGGTCACGCAGGATCATGGTGTACGAAGGTGAAACCCTCATGCACGATCTGCGCCGCAGCGACGAAGCAGGATGGCATGACGTTGCATAAGGCGCTGCACATGCGATATGATCAGGCAATCGTCGCTCATGGCTTGCTCCATCGCCAGTCCCAGAGCGGCGACGAAGGGGTGGCCGCGAGCGCCACCCCTTTTTCTATTCCGGCCGACCAGCAGCGTTATCCACCCAGATGTCCCGATCCAGATTGGTGTCGAGGCAGCAAGCTCTGCTACTGGCACTGTGTCGCACGACCAGATGACGATCTGGAGCAATAGCCATGATCAAGCTGGAGTTCGATTACAAAGAGTTGGAGAAGTATGCCCTACGCTTAGGAGCGTCGGTCGATCAGATACCATTCGCACTCGCAACGGCAATGAACCGTTCCGCCGATGTGACCCGCAACTTCCTGATCAAGCAGACGTGGCCAGCCCACATCAAGCAGCGCAATGCCTCCTTCATCGCAGCGTCACTGACCACCAAGGATGCGCGCGCCAACAAGCAGTCCCTGTCAGTCGAAATCTATGATCGTCTCAACAGGGGCAATCTCAAGATGCAGGCCAAAGGTGGAGTGCGCACGCCCCGTGGTGGCGGCAACCTCGCTGTGCCTGCGTCGAGCGTACAGAAGGGTGCGCGCGGTGTACCCTCTCGCCTTCGACCGAAGAACCTCAAGAACAGCTTCAAGGCCAAGGGCATGTTGTTCGCGCGTGATAGTAAGAACCGCGTTCGATTGGTCTATGCGTTGAAGCCCGCAACGAAGATACCGAAGCGCGTCCCGTTCTATGAGGACTTCGCAGCGTCCATGCAGCGCGAGCTACGCAGGACCATCCCACTGGCAGTCGCCAGAGCTATGTCGACACGACGCTAGTGCACCATGTTCAAGAGCACGACACCAACCACGATCACAGCTACAACAACAAGCATCCACGTCACAGCAACAGGGATATCGGTGATCACGGCATCCTCACAAGGCAGCAGATCATGGACTTGACCATCAAGCACGTCATGCCACGCAAGGGCAGACAAAGCACGCCGCAGCCGCAAAGCAAAGCAGCGCACAGCAGCATCACCATCCAATACACCAGCAACATCAACAACATCAGCAGCAAGGCAGGGCCAAGGTACTGTGAACCGGGGGGTCGAATGCGGGGACCGCGCGACGCCGATGCTTCTGGATATTTCACCAAGCGCTAAATCCCCTTTATTTCCGGGGACTTATGGGGGGTGCGGTGGCGGAACTGCGAGATCGGATCGTCGCGTTGCGGCGAGTGAAGGCGGCAGACCTGCGGGTGAACCCGAAGAACTGGCGCATGCACCCGGACGGGCAGCGCAGTGCGGTGTCGGAAATGCTGTCCAGCATTGGTTTTGTCGGTGCGCTTGCAGCACGCGAGGTGGATGGTGGGCTGGAGCTACTGGACGGGCATCTGCGGCGCGACATTGCAGCCGACAGCGAGGTGCCGGTGCTGGTGTTGGACCTCAACGATGAAGAGGCCGACAAGATGCTGGCGACATTTGATCCGCTGGCGGGGCTGGCACTGCCCGACAGCGACAAGCTGGCTGACCTATTGAAGGGCATCAGCATCGACGGCAACGCCGAGATCAGCCGGATGTTCGCGGACTTGATGACGACGCTGGAGCGGGAAGAGGATGAGGACGAAGAGGATGAGCAGCGCGAGGTGGTCGGCATGGCCTTGCAGCCGCACGAGCACTACGACTTCCTCGTTGTGCTCTGCACCACCTCACAGGAGTGGAATGTACTGTGCGACAAGCTGGGGCTGGTCCCGCAGAAGAGGCGTGGCCGCATGGGCACCAGCCGGGCGATCCGCGCCGACAAGCTACTGAAGCTGCTGGAGCAAGTTGCCGAGGGCAAGACAAAGGGGAAAAAGAAATGATGGCGCGGGTGTCCGGGGGCTGTGGGGCAGGGGAAGGACACCGCGCGCCAATGGGCAGCAGTCGTTAGGATTGACCGGCTTGCTGCACCAACTGCTCAACCTTCTGCTGGGCGCTGTTGATGGCCTGCTCAAGCTGCGCAGGATCGTTCTTCGCCTGCTTGATCTTGTCGAAGCACTGCTTCACCTCGTTCGCTGCGGTGCGAAGGTCTGCCATAACTTATCTCCTTCAATGGTGGGAACGTGAAACAACTCGACTACACGATCATCGTTCCATCGCGCCGCCGCGCCCACAACATGCCCTTGTTGTTGCGGCTGCTGCCGACAGCGGTGATCTGCGTGGACGAGCGCGAGGCCGACGACTATGCAGCGGCAGTGCCGTCGCCACGGCTGCTGCTGCACCCGCCACTTGATGGTCTGCCGCCGGTTCTGAACTGGATCATCGACACCGTGCGCGAGCCGATCCTGATCACCGTGGACGATGACTTTCAGGGCGTGCAGGCCAACACCGCATCGCGCCGCTACATCACCGATGCCGATGAGATACTGGCGATCTTGGAGAACGCCGCGCGCAACTGCCACGACCTTGGGCTTGGCGCGTTCTGCTTCTCACGCACGCCCAACACCACGATCATCCGTCCTGATGAGCGGCCGATTGTGCCGACGCAAGTGGTGGCGTCGTGCCGTGGCGTGATGAACGGTGCGCGCACCCGCAAGTACCGCACGGACATGCACGGCCGCGCCGATCTGGACTGGACCATGCGGACGCTGCTGGAGGATCGCTGCATCTATGCTGACGTGCGGTTCTATTTCGACTTCGGGCCGATCTACTCAGGACGTGGCGGTTCGGTCGGGCTGATCACACCGGAGGTGTTCGAGGCGTCGTCGCGCGCGCTCAAGCAGCACTGGCCGGGCTGCCTGTCATTCAAGGCACCGGGGTTCATGCGCCGCAAGAACGTGGCGGCGATGAGCATCCGGGTGTCACGCACATCGAAGCTGGCGCAGCGATGAGCCGGGTGCTGGTGGTCGGGGCTGGTCTGTATGGCGCGACGATGGCGCGCGAGCTAACGGACGCAGGCCATCATGTGCTGGTGCTGGAGCGCCGCACGCACATCGGCGGCAACGCCTTCACTCGCTGGAACGATGAGACCGCCTGCCACGAGCACGTCTATGGCGCGCACATCTTCCACACCTCGAACCCGGTGGTCTGGGAGTATGTGCAGCGCTTTGCGACCTTCAACAGCTACCGGCATCGGGTGCGGGCGATGAGTTCGGGGGTGCTGTATTCGTTTCCGATCAACCTCATGACGCTGCATCAGGTGTTCGGTTCGGCCACGCCGGAGGAAGGGGCCGAGGCGATGGCGGCCGACTGCATCCCGTGCGACGAGATCAGCAACATGGAGCAGCACTGTCTGGCAACCATTGGGGAGACGCTGTACCGGCTGTTCATCGAGGGCTACAGCAAGAAGCAGTGGGGTTGCGAGCCGCGGCACCTGCCTGCGTCGACCATCAAGCGCATTCCAGTGCGGCTGGATCACAATGACCGCTACTTTAACGATAAGTGGGAGGGCATCCCGGTGGACGGCTACACCGACATGATCCGGCTGATGCTGACCGGCGTGGCGGTAGAGACCGACACCGACATGCTGGAGGCGCGTGACAACTGGGTCAGCCAATGGGATGCGGTGGTTTACAGCGGCAGCCTTGACGAGTTCTACAGTTACCGGCTGGGGCGGCTGCCGTATCGGTCGCTGCGGTTCGAGACGCGCATCCTCGATGACAATGATGTGCAGGGCATTGCCGTCATCAACGAGTGCGATTATCCGTTTCCGTCTTGCACCCGGACTATTGAGCACAAGCACTTCATGGAGGTGCCGCCGCAGGTCCGCCGCACGCTGCTGACGATTGAAATTCCCGCCAGCGCGGGCGAGCCGTTCTATCCCATCCGCAGCGACGAGAGCGACCGGCTGCTGGAGCGCTACCGCAAGCTGGCCGAGCAGGAGCATCCAACCGTTGTGTTCGGCGGCCGGTTGGGCCAGTACCGTTACCTAGACATGCACCAAGTGATTGCCAGCGCACTTGCCAAGTCGCGCGAACTGATGGAGCGCCTGCGATGAAGCCACTACTGATGCAAGGGTTGCCCAACTCGGGATCGACATGGTTTGCCGCCTTGCTCGCCAAGAACATTCGAGGCTGCCGCTACTACGACAAGGAGTTCTTCAACCCAGTGTGCAACATCAAGCACGAGGTGGTGTTGCGGAAGAATTTCGGCTGCGAACTGGTGTCCTGCTATCGCAACATCGCGACCGCTGGCGGCCCCGGCATCCATGACGACATCCGGGCGACGTGGGGTGCCGAGAACTACACATTCACCAAGGAGTGCAACAGCGCCTTCAAGCTGCCGGTCTTCATCGAGCACTTCGACTGCTTCGTGTTCCTGCGTTCGGCCAAGAACACGTTCCCACCGGGGCGGGCGCGGGTGTGGTCGTTCTACGAGCACGCATGGTGGGCTCTCAGAGAGGCGGGGCATGACGTGGTGGACATCAGCACGCCAGATCGCGCGCATGAGGCGTTCGGCATCCTCACCGAGGTCATCCTGTACGACGCCAATCGGCTGAAGGTGCCGGTGATCTGGTGGGAGGACTTGGCGGCCGATCCAGGGGGAGTGCTCCGCAAGCTGCTGACCGTCACCGGCCTTGACGCGGCGGGCCTGCTCAAGGACATGACAGCGACATTCAAAGACAAAGCGGAGCCTGCTTTGACAAGCCCCGCCATGCCACGCCAGTCTAGTCCTTGCCCGTCCACGCCAACCACATAACCTTAAAGGAAAGAGAACCTTTGCGCAAACTTCTGATCATGGGCCTGCCGGGTGCAGGCAAGACGACGCTGGCGACGCTGGTGGCGGCGCGGATCAACGCCGTTCATTTCAACGCCGATGAGGTGCGGGCGAACATCAACAGCGATCTCGGGTTCTCCGAGGCCGACCGGATCGAGCACGCCCGGCGGATGGGGTGGCTGTGCGACCGGGTGGTGGCGACCGGGGGCTTTGCTGTGGCGGACTTTATCTGCCCTACGGAAGCCGCCCGTGCGGCCTTTTTTTTAGGCGGGGGAGGGTGCCTGATCTTCGTGGATCGCATTGAGGCGGGGCGCTACGAGGATACGAACAGGCTTTTCGAGGCTCCTGCGGTCCACGATCTGCGGGTGGGGCCGGATGGAACTCCCGAGTATTGGGCCGAGCAGGTGGTGAAGCTGGTCCGGCCGGTGTTCAACCCGCGTCGGGCGACGGCGCTGATGGTCGGGCGCTTCCAGCCGTTCCATGCCGGGCACAAGGCGCTGGCCGAGGAAGCGATCCGGCGAGCCGGTCAGGTCTGCATTGCGGTGCGCAACACCATGCGCGACGGCGGCAACCCGTTCGGGTTCGAGGATGTGCGGGCTCGCATCGAGCATGCCATGCGCGAGCACGAGGGCAAGTTCATCGTGCAGCAGGTGCCGAACATCAGCACCATCCTGTACGGGCGTGACGTCGGCTACAGCATCGAGCGGGTGGACTTGGGCGAGGCGACGGAAGCTATCTCAGCCACCGCCGCCCGCGCCAAGCTCACGGCAGCTTCGTGACCGACACGGTCAGGCCGGTCAGCGGTCGGTTCGGTCGGCCGTCTGGCCGCAGCGGTTTGATCGTCGATGACCTGCGCCAGAACTCCATCGCTGCCTCGCGGGTGGTGAAGCGCAGCGCACGCTTTGGATCGCGGGTGAACTCACCGAAGCCGCGCCCTTCATCGAATTCGTGGTCGAATGACTTCAGCCACTCTCCAGCGTGTGGACAGTCGCCACCATTGGCAAAGCCCACGGCGATCATGCCGTAGGCCACCAGTTGGACGCTCTTGCCGTTGACCCACGCATGAGTGACGGGGTCCTCGCTCTCGGTCGCGCGCCATTGGCGCACCAAGGTCCAGCGCCGCGCGAGGTCCTGTGCGTTGGCTTCGGCCTCTTCGCAGGTGGCGAAGCGCAGCAGGTTGCCGCACCATTTGCCGCTGTTGTCAGCGATCACTTCCGGTTTCCATGACATCAGTGCTTCTCCTGTTTCAGCGGCTGCCCTTCAATGTCGTCTGCGATGTTGCGCAGCAGCTTGGGGATTGTCAGCACGGTGAGCAGGTCGGCCTGCACGCTAAAGCCGCCTCCTTTGTTGCCGCCGATCACGATCAGGAGGACACCGCCGCCGGTGTCGGGGGTGACACCAACAAGCTCGCGCGCGACCTCGCAGACATCGTCATACTTGCCGGGCTTCATCAGCGCCTCCTGCCAAGTGACGGCAGCCCGCCCGAGACGGCGCGGATGCTCTTGCGGCTCATGGTGTCGATCCGCAGCCGCTTGCTGCGCTTGCGGCGCAGCCTCAGTCTGCGCTTGCGCTCGTGATCAATGGGCTTGCTGTCCATCAGCGCCTCCCGTTCGGTGTGATCGTGCTCTGCACGCGCCCGTCGCTGCCGTAGATCGTGACGGTGCCGTTACTGCCGGTGGATGTGCGGCCCTGCACGCGGCCGTCGCTGCCGTAGACTGTGGTGCTGCCGTTCGAGCCGGTATGGGTGCGGGCCTGCACCCTGCCGTCGCGCCCGTAGATGGTGGTGCTCTCTGCGCGCAGATCGTGCGGCCAGAGCATCAGCAGCGCGAGCGCTGCGGCGGTGATCCTGCTCATGACTGGTCTCCATCAAGGACGGTGACGCTGACCACCTCAAGCCGGACGAGTTCGACGCTGCGCAGCAGGCAGCCGCCGCAGTTCATCCCAGCCGCAATGTTTTGGGTGGTCAGGGTGATCTGCTCGCGGTGCTTGCAGCGTGGACAGATCAGATCGAAGCGATAGCTGCGCATGTGGTTGCTCCATCAGTTGAATTCCGGCGCAGCCATCATGGCCGCGCCGGTCGCCACTCATTCCTCGAACAGGTCGTCTGCGGTCTTCGTTTTCGGCTGCTTCATCTTGAGTGCGAGCATCTTGTAGGCACGATCCTCGTACTGATCCTTCGCGACCGGCGGCACCAGCTTGGTACTTTCCTTGCGGAAAAAGTCGAGCCCACGCCCGCGCCTGCGTCCTTCATGGGTGTGATGGTCATAAGCGAAGTCTGGAATACTCGGCACGTAGCCGCCGATCTGGTTCGCGAGCCCGAAGGCGATCCCGAAGTGATCCCCCTCGCGCGACTTTTGCGCCCGGCACATCATCCTGATCGCATTACCGATGCACATGCGCGACGCGCCGATCTTCTGCGGGTCGTACCATCGCATTGCCTGCGCACAGGCGGCGGCGACAAATGGGACGATGCGGGGGTCGGCGGCGGTGTCGATATCCTCGTGCGATATGATCTCCAGCCGCCTGCACACCATCGAGTGGTACGCCTTGCTGCTGTGGATCAGTTCACAGGCGAACTGCATCGCCTCTTCCTCCCCGCCGCGCCGGATGCACTTCTGCATCGCGGACAGGCACGCCATCGCGGGCAGGTCGTTGTGGGTCTTGGGCATCATGAGCTTGCTCCATGCAAGAGGGGCCGGGCACGATGCCCGGCCCCATCGGGGGGTGGTCGGTGATTAGCTGGCGAGCGGTACGATCAACGCCTCGACTTCGTCCGGGGTGTTGTGAACCGCGAACCCGCCGCCGTCGTTGAAGGTGATGCGGGTGCCGGGCTTGTCGTCGCGGCGCGCGTAGAAGCACCGGATGCAGTTGGCGTTGATAACGACCGACTGCGAGGCTTCGTTGTGCGCGCCGGTGTCCTCATCGAACGCGCCGCGCGTGACCATGCTCAGAGAAATGAAAGTCATCTTAGTGCTCCATCTTTCGGCGGCGCTTGTTCCGGTGGCCGCCTGCCCGGTTTTGATAAGGTAGCATCGTCTAAAGAGTAGTAAACCTTTTCTTTCGCATAGGCTCACCGAGTTCTATGCGCTGGCGCGATCAGCGGCAGAACGCCTTCCGCAGCCGAAAGTAGTTCTCGGGCAGGTACAGCACAGGCTTGCCGGGGTTGGGATCGTCAACGCGCCATGGCAGCGACTTGCCTGTCTTGGTCGCAATCATCAGCATAAGGTCGTCTGCGGCGTTGCGGTCGGCAAATCCGACGAGCACGAGGTTCGGAGCGATGCTGGTCCATCGGCCAGCGCCTGTGATCTGCTTCAAGAGGTCCATGTTCAGTCTCCATTTGTTTGTGAAGCGTCAAAGCCTGATCGTGAAGTCGTTGGCACCCGGCTGGCGGACAGGGATGAAGCACCAGACAAATGCGCCAACCCAGCCAATGAAGGTCCAGCCAGCGACGATATTGAGCACGGTGATCGCGGTGCGATGCGGGTGCCCTTGCCGCCACGCAACAAGCGTCGGCAGGAGGTAGATCGGGGCGATGGTCAGCAGTAATTCCATCACCGCCTCCCACCGAGCATGCGGAACACTTCGTCGTTGTTGCCGGTGCTGGCAGCGCGTCGGAGCGCATTGGCCAGCGTCTGCAAGCTGCCGGTGCGGGCGGCGCGGCGCGTGGCGCGCACCCGTTTGTTGTGCTCTTTCAGAGCGGTGGCGGTGGCGAAGCCGAGGGCTTGCGCGGCCACCTCGCGGAACGCTGCTTCGGGCGTGCTGGCGGTGGCGGTAAACTGGCCGATGCGGCCGACAAAGTCGCGGCCGTTCTCGGCAGAGCGGACGCTGCCAGCAAGTCGGCCACGGCTGCGAATGTGGCCGAGGTAGTTGGCATCACGGCCAAAGGTCGGGCTGAAAGTGAAACGCATGAGAGTGCTCCATCAGTTTAGGAAGTGCCGGGTGGCGCTTCGTGCGGGGCACCGGCATGCGGTGCCCCGAGGCGAAGCGTCACGCGACGCCGTGCGCGGGCTCCTGCGGCGGGTGGGCGAGCATCACCGGGGCGTCGCTGGCGACCGGCGCTGGCGCATCCTGCCGCGCCGCGACGGCGGCGCTGGCGGCGCGCGTGCCCCACGCGAGGCCGAAGTGGTCCGCGCAGTCCGGGCCATAGCCGATCTCGACCGAGCGGCGGTCATCACCCTCACCGAGCCGGTGGTTGCAGAAGCAGCACCGCCCAGCGAGGCGACCATAGGCGGCGGCCTCACCAACCGGGTCCGCCGCGAACCGGCGCAGCTTGTCGGCAATCGCGGGGTCCGCCGAGAAGCCCGGCTCATACACGCCCGCGCGGGTGACGCGGCCCAGCCACTTGCGGCGCTGGCGGCCGGTGCGCGCGTCGAAGAACGTGTCCACCGACAGGATGGTCAGGCAGCCCGGCTCGCGCGCGGTCGCGCCCGCGACGTTGACGCGGAAGCCGTCGAGCGCAATCGCTGGCTTGCGCAGGTGGGTCCGCGCGCGGTCGAACATCGCAACGATGGCGGAAAGGTCGCCCACCTGTTCGGCGGCGCGCGGTGCTTGCGCGGCGCGCGGGGCGACGCGGAAGAATGCGCCCACCACCCACTCGCCCAACTGGACTTGCTTCGTCCCGCCGCTGCGCAGGGTCACGGTGACGGTCTGGCCTGCGGTCGCGCCGGTGAGAACCTGCACAACCCACTCGCCGTTGTACTTCTTGAAGGTGTTCATTTCATTGCTCCTGTGCCCTGTCCGGGGCGTTGCGGGGGATGGGTCCCCCGGCGGCCCGTCCGGGCCGCACCCCTCTTGAAGCACCGGGTCCGGCGAAAGGAAAGCACTTCTTTCCTTTTCCCGGCACCCGCATGGCTGGGCAGGCGCAGAACGCATGGGACGGGCTGCCTGCGGGGGCGCTGGTCGGGGACCTGTGGGGGCGCGGCCGACATTAGGAGGGCGCTGGTGCGCTGTCCGGGGGTCAGCGCTATGGGTAGCTCCAGCCCTGCCCCGCGCAATGGGCGGGCTTTTCTGGACAAGGAAAAAATCCCCCGCCCGGCGGAGCCCCGGGGGGGGGTCGGAGCGGGGGCGGACACCCCCGCGCGCGGCGGTCAGTAACTGCCGCCGGTTTCCTGCTGATGCTCCAGCCATGCGGCCAGACTGGTTTTGTAATTGCCGACGACCGGCCGCACCCGCTTTTTTAGTTCTGCGCTGGCGCGATCTGCCTCGCGCGCGGCGGCACGGATTTTGGCGCGCGCCGCAGCGCGATCCGGCGACACAGGCACCCATGCACGCTGCGCGGCGGGCAGCACGGCGGTCGGCTCCTGCTTGACCTTGCGCGGATCAGCGGCGGACGGCTGGCGGCCAGTGCGGCGGATGCGCTTGCGCTCGACATGCGACGGCGCTTTCGCATCGTGCGCGTGCTTGAGCGCTTCCTTGAGCGGCCACAGCTTGAGCCCGAAATCTTTGTAGCCCTGCCGCACGCCTTTGAAGTAGCCGACTGACGGCGGATAGATGCCGGACGAATTCATCGTGTAGATCATCACTTCGGTTTCGCCATCCGGCAGCCCGGCGACTTGGATGTACTCTTTCGAGTACATGCCGCTGTCGGGATAGCGCGGGTCAAAGCCTTCGTAGCGGTCCAGCGCCTGTTCGCACTTCGGCGTGAGCCGCCACAGCCCGCCGGGGCAGGTTGCACCATCTTCTGCGATCACATCGCAGACACGGCGAAAAACGAGCCGGGTGTCGGGGAGGTAGAACTTGCCGAGCGGCGTCGCGGCCGGGCATCGGCGTGCCATCTGCGAAAGGTCGAGATTGCTGCCATAGGCGAAATAGAGGGTCATCGGTTTTGCTCCTGATCGGTGTCCGTTTTGAAAGTAAAGCAAAGCTGGACTGTGCGGTCCAGCATTGCCTGCGCATGGCTAGTAATCGTTCGGGATGTAATCCCAGTCATCGAAGTCAGCAGGCACCGTGACCGGCACCAGCATGTCGCCCGGTTCCGGGTCCCGCTCCAGACACTCGCGGAATTTCTCCGGCGATGAAAAGAACAGGTCAGCACACACACCGGGGTATCCGATGCAGTACGGGTGGATTGCATAGGCCCACATGAATGCAGGCTTCGTGTTGTCATAGGCTTCGGTCATCTTCATGCTCCATCGAGTTTGGGTGGTGCCCCCGGCGGAATGCCGGGGGCGGTGGAATTAAGCGCGGGCGGCGGTGGCTGCCGCGCGCGCGCGGGTCGCGTAGAATGCGCGCTGGTCCGCGTCCGCTTCGATTAGGTCCGCGAAACCGTCGAGCGTGGTGGGGAAAGCGGCGGTCGCGGTGTCGGTCGTGACGGCGCTTCCGTGTATCGCGTGAAAACGATCCTTGCCGGTGCGGCTGTCGCGGGTGACGTAGTACGAAAGGTCCGCGTCGCGAAGCTGCTTGCGCGCGCTAATCGTGGCGTAGCCGTATGCGGCGCGAATTTCCTCGTTTGTTGCGCCTTCCGCGCGGGCGATAAGGGTTGCGACGTGGGCTTGCTTTCCTGCGAGACGGGAAAGGTCCCAAGAAATCGCGCGGACGATCTGTGCTCCGGTTTCGCCTGTCTTGCCTGCCTTGGCGGTCGCGACGAGCCGGAGACAAGTTACGATCCAATTTGTGGCCTTCGCGGTGTCGACCGTTCCTGCGTGCTGGCGAAACTCTACCGTTTTGTGCTTGTCGAAAGCGAGGACGTTGACCTTGTGATACCGGACTGCGGCCGCGCCGCTGGCGCGCGCGATAGCGTATCCTAGCGAAGTAAGGTCCCGCGCGCCGTCGATTGCCTCGCGTGAAACGAGCGAAACCGTTTTGGCGTAGCTTGCCTCGTTGCCGCGCCGCGAAACCGGCATAAGCGCGTCGATTGCGGTCTCGTATCGGCTATAGAGTTTTACGAGTGTCTTGAAAAAATCGAGCCCTTGATCGCGCGCGCCGACGTGAACGTGAAAGCCGCAAGTGGAGTTTACCGTCGCGCCCATTTGGCGAAGCGCGGCGAGGACCTTGGCGACCGATGCGAGGCCCGTATCGCCCGAAAGAATTGGGCCGACAAATTCTAAGCCGTGAACGCCGCGACCGCGAACCGATCCATCCGTGACGACTTTCCATGCGCCTGCCGGTGCGCCTTCCATGCGGGGATGGACGTATTCCCCGATGAGACGGGAAAGTTCGGCGGCCGCGCCGCTTTGCGTGAAGCGATAGGGGAGAAGAACCTCGAACTCGGGGCCGAAGGTGAGATTGGCGATCGCTGCGTGCATTTTGTGCTCCTGCGGTTGAACCGGGTGTCCGCCCGGTGTCGGCTGCGGCCGACGACTAGGAACATAGCACCGGCCGGACGAAAGAAAAGCATTTCTTTCCTTTTCCGGCACCCGCATGGGAGGGCACCGCCGGACGCATGGCGGGGGTCCGTTCGACATTTGTTCCAGCAAAAAGTGCCCGTTTCTGTAGGGCAACTTGAACACACAATAGGAGGGTCGCTGGCGCGTTTTCCTGCCTGCCGCGCTAGGTCTTATCGGGCACCCCCGGATGCCTGCCCCCCGCCCATCCCTGCCCATCTGCGGGGGCGTTGCCCCCGGAAGATGCCGCTGGAGCCCGTGGCCCGGACCGGGCAGTGTGGCCTCCCGACAACAGGGAGGCTAATCCTATGGCGGAACCAGAAGCCGGAACGGTATCGGCTGAACAGGCTATGCTCTTGCTCCTGCTCGACAGCGCCGCCGAATTGAAACGGCTGGAACGCGAGGGCGCTTTCCAGCAGATCGCCCCCGGACGCTATTGGCTGAAAGACCTTGTACAGGGTTTCGTCCGGCACTCGCGCGAGCACCGCAACGTGACCGACAGTGGTGTTCTGGCGCGATGCTGGAACCTGACCAGCGCCCGCGTCGGGCAGCTTGCGCGCGAAGGCTGGTTCAAGTCGCTGGAGGGCACGCATGGCAAATACGATTGGTTCGATGCCTGCGCTGGCTTCATCCGTTACTTGCGCGACGAAGATCGCCGCTCAACCAAGTCGGCAGCAGAGACGCGCATCCGCGATGCCAAGGCACGCGACATCGAGGTGCGCACGCAGCAGCGGCTGTCCCGCCTGATCCCGCTGGATGTCTACGAGGAAATGATCGACGGCATGGCAGGCATGGTAAGGAGTGAGTTTGCCGGGCTGGCGGCGGCAACAACGCGCGACCTCACCATGCGGCGGATGATCGAGAGGGAAGTCAATGCAAGGCTCAGGCGGATCGCAGAGCACGCAATGGCACAAGCCATACGGCTTGAGGCGGCTGGCAGCGCTGATGATGCCGTCGGAGCCGACCGAGCCGGACCTGTGGGCAGCAGCCAATCGGACCTACCCAGCAACGGCGGCGGTGCCCGGACCACGTGATCCTCTGCTGACACCATACGTGATCGAGCCCGAGCGCGTCATCGCATCCGGCAAGTACAAGCGCGTCGTCATGGTGTTCGGCGCGCAGTCAGGCAAGTCCGAGTTGATGCTGGACGTAGCCGGGCAGCGCCTCGACCAGCGACCGGGTCCCATCCTGTACGTTGGCCCCAACAAGCAGTTCCTCACCGAGCAGTTCGAGCCGCGCGTCATGGCACTGCTCGACGAAGCACCGTCGCTGATGGCCAAGGTCGCGCGCGGCAAGCGCATGACCAAGACACGCAAGGTGGTGGCAGGCGTCCCGTTCCGTCTTGCACACTCAGGATCGTCAACAGCACTGAAGTCCGATCCCGCCGTGCTCGCACTGGTCGATGAGTACGATGAGATGCGCGACAACGTGAACAATCAGGGCGGTCCGCTGGGTCTGGTCGAGCGGCGCGGCGACACCTTCGCGGACTTCGTTTGCGTCGTCACCTCGACACCGAAGCGCGGGCGCGTGGCAGCCATCAAGGACGAAGCGTCGGGCTTGTTCTTCTGGGAGCCAGCAGTCGCAGAGGACATCGAGAGCCCGATCTGGCAACTCTGGCAGCAGGCCACGCGGCATCACTGGTGTTGGCCCTGTCCGCAGTGTGGCGACTATTTCGTGCCGCGCTTCGACTTGCTGCGCTACCCATTGAAGGGCAGTCCATTGGAGGCGGCGCGCGAGACCTTTGTGGAATGCCCATCATGCAGCGGCGTGATCGAGGACAGCCACAAGGCCGAAATGAATGCGCGCGGGCGCTATGTCGCGCCGGGCCAGACCATCGACAAGGCTGGGGTCATCACAGGCGAGCCAGCCGAGAGCAAGTCGGTATCGTTCTGGTGCTCAGGACTGGCATCACCGTTCGTCACGTTCGGAGAGCGGGTCGCAGTGCTGGTCGAGGCACAGCAGTCCGGCGACGACGCGATGGTGCAGCAGGCGGTGAACGCAGGCTTTGGCGAACTGTACAGCCAAGGCGGCGGCGAGGTGCCCGAATGGATGGAGATCAAGGAGAAGTCGCGACAGGCCACATACCAGCGCGGTCAGGTGCCCGAGGACGCGCTCTACCTCACACTCACGGGTGACGTGCAGCGGCATTCGATCCCGTGGCTGATCCGGGCATGGGGTCCGCGTGCCACCTCATGGCTGGTCAACTACGGCTATCTGCGCGGCGACACTTCCGAGGAAGAAATCTGGATGGCGCTGGGCGATCTGGTTTCACAGCCGGTCGACGGCATGCCGATCCGGCTGGCCTTCATCGACAGCGGCTTCCGGCCCGGCAAGACCGACACCCTGCCGATCAACCGCATCTACGAGTTCTGCCGCCGCTTCATGCGCAGGGTGCGCCCGACCAAGGGGTCATCGAGCCCGATGCGCACACCGCTGATCTTCTCCAAGATCGAGGTGAGCCGCAAGGACGGCCGGGCTGCCAAGTACGGACTGGACCTCGTTCGGCTCGACACCGATCACTGGAAAAGCTGGGTTCATGAAAGACTTAGGTGGCCAGACGAGCAGATCGGGGGGTGGCATGTCTTCCGCGGTGTCGATGACGACTATTGCCACCAACTGGTCTCGGAAGCACGGCTCAAGCTGCCGACCGGCCGGGTCGAGTGGGTGCAACGCTCGCGCGACAATCACTTCTTTGACTGCGAGGCGATGCAGGCGGCAGCAGGCTACCTGTTGAACGTGCAACGTATCCCGTTGCAGAAGAAGGAACTTAGCGCTACAGGTGGGGTCGGCAGGCAGCCACCAACCCCATCTGAGGTAGCAGACGCACCGCCCGTACCGCCCGCGCTCGCGCGTGCGCGCAAGGTCCGGCGCATCATCAGGTCGAGCTATCTGGGTGCGTGACACTACGCACTGGTCATGTGGTCTCGCTACGTTTCTCCCCGCATCTCTCCCCGCTATGTCCGGCGGCGGCGCATGGCGCGCAGCGGCACCGACCTTAACGGTGCGGCCGATCTGATCCGGGCACGCATCCTCGAAATCAAGACCACGATGGCGTCGGGTGTCGAGGGTGCAGCCTATGGCGACAAGCGCACCGACTTCCGCACGCTCTCCGAGTTGCGCGAAATCCTCAATGGACTGGAAGAGGAACTGGACGACCTGCTTGGCATCGGTGGGCGGGTGCGGCAGATCAGAGTAACGACGTCATGGGATAAGGGGCTGTGATGGGCATCGGCAGCATGCTCAGCAAGGTCTTTTCGCGCTCCAGCAAGCGCGCCCGCAATGACTTCGATGGCGGCCGGGCACGGCGAAGGCTCTCAAGCTGGCAGCCAACGCGCGCCACCGTCAACACCATCCTGACTTCAAGCGGTGATCTTCTGCGCGCCCGCGCGCGCGATGCGCTGCGCAACAACGCTCACGCCACCGCCGCCTGCGACAGCATGTGCGCAAACCTCATTGGCACCGGGATCAAGCCATCGTCGCTGCTGACCGATCAGCCCGATCTGCGCGAGCAGATGATGCAGTTATGGGCGGACTGGACCGACCAGTGCGACGCAGACGGCATCGCAGACTTCTATGGCATGCAGACTGTGGTGGCTCGCGCTCTATTCGAGGCGGGGGAATGCTTCATCAGGTTTCGACCGCGCAGGCCAGAGGACGGGCTGCTGGTCCCACTACAGTTGCAGTTGCTTGAAAGCGATATGTGCCCCTACGGCAAGAATGAGACTGCGCCGAACGGCAACTTCATCATGAACGGGATCGAGTTGGATTTTCTGGGCGCACGCGCTGCCTATTGGTTCTATCCAACGCACCCCGGCGATGCAGCCATTGAGACCGGCGTAACTGGACTGGAAACAGTGCGCGTTCCAGCCAGCGAGGTGTTGCACATCTTCAAGTGCACCCGGCCGGGCCAGATGCGCGGTGTGCCGATGATCACACCGGCGCTGATCAGGATGTTCCTGCTCGACCAGTACGATGACGCAGAACTGGAGCGGAAACGAATTGCGGCGATGTTTGCCGCATTCATTACGACGGCAACACCTGAAGATGTAGTGCCCATCGACGGCATCGACACCAGTGCACCGCAGGACAACATCGCGCTGTCGGGGCTGGAGCCCGGCACCATGCAGACGCTGTTGCCCGGTGAGGACATCAAGTTTGCGGAGCCAGCAGACGTTGGCGGCTCATACGAGGCATATCAGTATCGCCAGCAACTCGCGCTCTATGCGGCACTTGGCATCCCCTATTCGCTTGCCACTTCAGACCTGCGGCGCGCGAACTATTCATCGCTGCGCGGCTCCATCGTCGAGTACCGGCGCAAGCTGGAGCAGATGCAGCACAACATCTTCGTGTTTCAGATGTGCATGCCGATCTGGCGGCGCTGGCTCGACACGGCGGTGCTGTCGCAGGCGCTGCCCATCGATGCGACGCTCTACATGGCTGCGCCGATGCTCTACCAGCGCGCCAAGTTCATCCCGCAGCGCAACGACTGGGTCGATCCGCTGAAGGACCGGCAGGCCGAGAAGCTGGCGGTCGATGCAGGCTTCAAGTCACGCAGCGATGTGATTGAGGCCGAGGGCTACGATCCAGAAGAGAACGACAAGCGCATCGCCGCCGACAACGAGCGGGCCGACGCGCTGGGGCTCGACTTTGCACCGAAGCCAGCCTCGCCATTCGGCGGTGGACCACCCGGCGGCAAAGACCCCGAGGAAGATGAGCAGGTCAAGGCGGACGCAGAAGAAGCTGAAGACGACAAGGCAGCTTAAAGGAACGACATCATGCGCAACTGGTACACGATGAAGGTGAAAGAGGCCGAGGACGACGAGGACGATGACGACGAGGACAAGAAGAAGAACCCGTTCGCAGAGATCGTTATCTACGACGCAATCGGCCAGTCATTCTTCGACGATCAGGCGGTCAGCGCCAAGCAGTTCATTGACGCCCTCAACGCGATTGATCCGAAGGTGGAGGACATCCGCCTGCGCATCAACTCGCCGGGCGGCGACGTGTTCGACGGTGTCGCGATCTACAACGCACTGAAGAACCACAAGGCGAAAATCACCGCGCATGTGGACGGTATTGCCGCTTCCATTGCGTCGGTGATCGCGATGGCGGCCGACAAGATCATCATGCCGTCGAACGCCTTCATGCTGGTGCACAACTCGCAGGGCTTCTCGATGGGCACTGCCGAGGAAATGCACGCGCTGGCGGCCGACCTTGAGCGCATCGACAAGTCGATCACCGCGACCTATTCGGCGCGCACCGGCACATCGGCGGCGAAGGTCCGCGCGCTGATGAAGGAAGACCGGCTGATGGACGCCAAGGAAGCCAAGGAGCTTGGCTTCGCAGACGAGGTGTCGTCACCAGTCAAGATGGCAGCGCGCATGAACCTGCGGCTGCTGCCGAAAGCCATTGCAGCGGTGTTCGCTGCCGAGACGGGGATCGTGCAGGGCGAGCCGCCTCATTCTGCATCGACCTCTCAGGAACCGGCGGGACAGCCATCCGTCCCGCCGGTTCCGCCCGAGCCGCTGCCGCCTGCGCCAGAGCAGCCGAAGCGCGAGCCGGGCAGCAACGAGCCACGACTGCCGCCCGATCCGTTCGCCACGCCCGGCACCCGCGATAATCCGAAGCCGGGCGCAGAGGTGGTCGATCTCAACGCGGCGCGGCAGCAGGGCATCGAGGATCATCGCGCCTATGTCACCGCTGTGACCGATTTGTGCACGCTCGCGCGTGCGCCCGA